TGTTTGAAGATTGCCGAACTAATAAGAGAATTATGTAAAGATGACTGACGATAAGGACAGACATAACACCGCAGAATACTTTATGAACCGTATTCTACCTGAAACAAGTATGCTATTGAAGCGTATGCGTTTTGGAAGTGAGACGATGATGAAGGCTGATTTGTGATGCGTTATTTACTTCTTCCAAAGAAGATATCCAGAGAAATGTTTAATAATACAGCAAAGTATTGGCATAGACCTTACTTTGCACGTAGATGGGTTGATATGAAACCTATTAGTAGTTTTGATAGATATATTTGGGGTAGGTCAACCAGTCACATTATTGTTCCTGCTTCCGAACTTATCTGGAATAGACCACCAAGGAAAAAGAATGAAATCAATAACTCAAGCAGAATATAACAAACTGTTTGATGATTATTTGAAAGAACAAAAGTTTGACGGTGGAGACTGGGACAGATGGTATTGTAATCATGTGTTCAAGTTCTATAAACAAACACAGGATGAAATAGAAGTCCGTTCTGGTTTCCATGTCAATGAAGTAGGCGAGAGAATAGATGAAAGTTGAATTGTTTGGTATAGCATTATGGCTTGCAATTATCGGAGGACTAGTATATGCCTTTGGGTTTGTTCCTGTTCTTATTGCTCTTGCTCTTTTCATTGCTTGGTTTATGGTCTATATCGTATGAATAACAATGACGAACTAATACAACAACTGCACGAGTTGGCAGATTGGATTGAAAAGCATAATGGCGTTCATTGTCATTCTGTTCCTCGTAAGGCAGCATATCTTATTGCTGCTATGCAGGAAGATAACCAAAGACTGTGGTTGCTCAATAACAAGCGTGACGTTTATCTGATAGACTATATAAACAGAGTCATTGGTTTCATAAGACTCCAGTGGTATCTCTTTAGAAAGAAAAAGTAATGTATGAGTATCAGGCCAAAGTCACCAGAGTCGTAGATGGAGACACTATAGAAGCCGAAGTTGATCTAGGATTCCATATTAAAATGAATATGAAAATTAGATTAGCAGGCATCAACGCTCCGGAAATGAATACTGTTGAAGGCAGGAAACTAAAAGCAGAACTAATTACTCTTCTAGAAGATAAGACAGTAACTCTTCTAACCGTTAAAGATAAACAAGAAAAATATGGTAGATATCTTGGCATTATCGTTAAGGATAAACAGAATATCAACGAATGGTTAGTAGAACAGAAAATGGCGGTAAGGTACAATGTATGACGAAATATTTGATCTTGATCTTAACTCTGGTATCCCACACGGCTAATGCTCAAGTGCCAATGACCACTGATAATCATTCACTTGGACCTGGCACATATGAAGAAATGGTAAGTAACGCACCGCCGCCATCTACTGGATATACGAAAGGATGGCAGACATCGAAACCAGCAATGGTTATGTCATATGGCGGTGGCACTGGAACTGTTCCTTTGCCTAATAATATGGCAGATGTTCCGGATGAATAAAGGATAAACAAATGAATCTATTTCAAGAAGGAAACTTTATATCCCATGCTGGTCATGAGTTAAATTGGAAAATTGAATGTGATGCATTATCTGATGCAGATTGGGATTGTTTAGCAAGGATCATCAATGAGCGTACTAGATTTGGTAGTGTTTACGGTATTCCTCGTGGTGGCACTAAACTGGCTGCAGCGTTAGAAAAGTATATTACTCCTGGGCATCCATTACGTTTGGTTGTTGATGATGTATATACGACTGGAAAATCTATGAAAGAGGTAATGAAAGATAACGATTTAGGATTCGTTGTATTTGCTCGCAATCGCATTCCGTTCGACCCTCAACATTATATTAGAGCAATTTTTACTATGGATATTATATGAATGAAGTGGATGAGATTTTATTAGATCAATATCATTCGGCAAAAAGAACAATGAAAGTGTTAAAGAGATTTAAGAAATTATTTCCTGAAAATAAAGAGCTTTTCAAGGCAGAAGAAGCTAACAAGCTCAGGCAGAAGTTCTTTGAGGATATGATAGAAAATAAAGATATACTAAACAAAAAAGTAAAGAAAAAAGACAAACAAAAAGCCGAAGATATTTTAGACAGAAATCCCGTATACTATATGTATAGAAATACTATCATGGCAGCAGCTTTTGGATATATGTTCTTTTCAAGCTCTGTACAAAAGTATTGGGAACAATTCAGAAAAGACAAGAATGACAAAACTGAATAATATGGTGCAGATACCAGAAAAAACTATTAGAGAAGCAGTAAAGTATATTCCTGACGATGAAGAATCAGGTATGAGAACTGTTTTGAAAGCGGCTGACGAATACAAAGCAGCCAATATGACTCCGATTTTTATATTAGACAAATATTCTATGTCGATTTATGTCGTGGCCGAAGAAACTTTCGGCAAAAAACTCCACTGAAAATAGTATTTGACTTTTCAATCTAGGTATAGTATAAATAATACCAAGAGTGGCAGTTTCATCTGTCACCAAAGGCGAAACTGACCACTTGATTTTTTCTCAATGGAGAATAATATATGAGTACAGTAACTACTACCGCTGTTGCGGAAAAGGCAGATGTCGTCGATCTCCGTGGAATGTGGATTGGGCTTGTCCTTCTAAACACATTCTATCTCATTGTCAGATTCTAGGACGTATTCATGCTTTGCTAGGGCGTGAAGGCGTAGCACTTCTAGCAGAATAAAAAATAATTGAGGGGGAGGTATTGACTTCCACCTCGAAATAACTATATAATAAAATGTATCGCCGTAAGGGGTACGAATCTAAAACTCGCTTAATAGGAGCATAAAAATGACTAATGATGTATTTTCATTCAACACAGGTAATATCGATAAGTGGTTTGTTGGCGCCGATCGCATGCTAAAGAACTTAGCTACCGCCCAAGAAACCTACGCAAAAGCAACCAACTGGCCTCCATATAATATTGTCAAGGTGGATGACAACAACTATACCATTGAACTCGCAGTGGCTGGTTTCGGTAAGCACAATCTCGACATTGAACTAGCGAACAACACTCTTGTAGTAAAGGGTGGATTTACTGTTGATGAGATCGATCCTATCGATAATCCTGTTCAATATCTATGGAAGGGAATTGCTGATCGAGTGTTTACTCGCAAGTTTACTCTTGCTGATACTGTTGAAGTGAAGAACGCTGAATATGTTAATGGTATGCTAAAGATCTTCCTAGAGAACGTTGTTCCGGAAGAAAAGAAACCAAAGAAAGTAGACATTAAATAATCTTCTAAATATGGGAGGGCTTCGGCTCTCCCTTTTCATATTAGGAGATTATTATGGCTACATTTAAAGAAGCATTTGCTGCTGCGAGAAAAGCTGGCAAAGAAACATTTATTCACGACGGTAAATTATACACCACTGATGTTGCTGTTAAAGAAGCAGATGAAACAAAGTTCGTAACAGTTACAAACACTGTTAAAGAAGCAAACGTTCCTACCGTATCTAAACTCAAGAAAAACGTCTGGCCTCTGCAATCAGAACTACGCAAGAAGTTCGGCGTTCCTGATTATGGCGGAACATTTAAGAAACACATGATTCAAGTCCAACTACCATATACTATGTGGATGGACGATATGAAGATTACTAAGACCTGGATGAATAAGATCTGCGCAGACTCTCTTGTTCGTGTTCTAACTTATGTTTGGGATGAGAATGGCAGAGACTACGATAAGATTAAAGCACAACAGCTTCATGTATTCTCTGGTACTTGGAACATCCGTAACATGCGTGGCGGACATTCTCTATCTACTCATGCTTTTGGACTTGCTATCGACATAGCAGCGCCTTATAATATGCTCGGAAAGAAACCTGGATACAACAAATACTCTTTCACAGAGAACTCTCTAATCGTCAAAGCATTTAAAGAAGAAGGTTGGGTTTGGGGAGGACCATGGTCAAGACCAGATGGTATGCATTTCCAGGCTGCTCGACTTGGGTAAATTTGACTTTTATTAAGAAACACTATATAATTAATTGCGGTATTATATAGTAGAAAGGTAGCATTATGAATTGGAGAAAACTTGCTCCTTGGGTTGTTATGGGGTTCGTAGCTGTAGCGTTGACTGTTATCATTCAGAACGATACAGCTTCGACTGCCAGAACAAGATCCAGAGAAATCAGTTTCAGCGAGTTGGTTGCTCAAGTTGATGAGAATAGAATCCACGATCTTACTATTTCAGGTAATGATGTGACTGGGCATTTCATCGACAACAGGCAGTTTAACACATATGTTCCATCAGTTTCAACATTAATGCAGAAGCTGGATGGAAAGAAAATTAATGTAATTGCCACTCCGCCACAAGAGAACAGCTTTTTTGTAAACCTGTTTATCAATCTAGCACCAATATTGCTATTCTTTGCTCTTTGGCTTTGGATCTCTCGACGTGCCGCTGGTCGTGGTGGTATGGGCGGCGGAATGGGTATGGGAAAGTCTAAAGCTAAACTCCTAGACCCAGAAGATATTAAAGTAACATTCGAGGATGTTGCTGGCGTTGATGAGGCCAAAGAAGATCTAGAAGAAGTTGTAGAATTTCTTGAAGATCCAAGTAAGTTTGAACGTCTTGGTGGTAAAATTCCAAAGGGCGTTCTTCTAGTTGGCCCTCCTGGTACTGGTAAGACATTGCTCGCTAAAGCAGTAGCTGGTGAAGCAGGCGTTCCGTTCTTCCATCTATCAGGTTCAGATTTCGTTGAAATGTTTGTTGGTGTTGGTGCATCTCGTGTACGTGACATGTTCGAACAAGCCAAGAAGAATGCACCATGCATTATCTTTATTGACGAAATTGATGCTGTTGGTCGTAATCGTAATTCAGGAATGCATGGCGGTAACGATGAACGTGATCAAACACTCAATTCACTACTTGTTGAAATGGATGGATTTAATGACAATGAAGGCATCATCATCATCGCTGCAACAAATCGTGTGGACGTACTTGATCCTGCTCTTCTTCGTCCTGGCCGTTTTGATCGACAGATTACTGTATCCAATCCAGACATTACTGGCCGTGAGAAAATACTTAAAGTACATTCTCGTAATGTTCCTTTGGGGCCAGACGTCGATCTTAAAGTAGTTGCTCGTGGCACTCCAGGATTCTCTGGCGCTGATCTAGCTAACATTGTAAACGAAGCTGCCCTACTTGCTGCTCGTCGTAGTAAGAGAATTGTTACAGCAAAAGAATTTGAAGATGCTCGTGACAAGATTCTAATGGGAGCAGAACGTCGTACTCTTGTTATGACTGATGAAGAAAAGAGAATGACGGCATATCATGAAGGTGGGCATGCCCTTGTATCTCTTAAGGTGGATGGCAATTTGCCAATTCATAAAGCAACAATCATTCCACGTGGTCGTGCTTTAGGTATGGTTCAGTCTCTACCAGAGCGTGATCAGATTTCTCAGTCTCGCAAGGAAATGATTGCTCATCTAGCAATGGCAATGGGTGGTCGTGCAGCAGAAGAACTAATCTTCGGCGACGAAAATGTTACTTCTGGTGCAGCTGCTGATATTCAGCAGGCATCAAGAATTGCTCGTGCTATGGTCACTCAGTATGGTTTCTCGACAAGACTTGGTAAAGTAGCATACACTGATCCAAACTCAGATGTATTCCACGGTCCAAAGGTTGCTGAACAAACTCAGAAGCAGATTGACGACGAAGTTAAAATGATTCTAGATGATGCGTATTATACTGCTATGTCTATTCTTAAGAAGCATAGAAAGCAGCTTGATACTCTTGCTAAAGGATTACTAGAATACGAGACATTGTCAGGTCAAGAAATTGTTGATCTATTAGATGGAAAAGTACCGCTGAGGGATTGATTCCCTCAGCTTTTTATTATATACTATATGTTTAGCATCTGTGGGTCATTTCGACCGGATAGCGTTTTATTGGAGGATATATGGCGTTTTATACGAATGTATTCATGCGTGGCAACCGCATGTATGTTAGAGGATTTGATAAAGGATTAAGGTTTACTGATGTTGTAAATTACAAGCCTTATGTTTTTATTAATAAGGCAGAAGGTAAGTACAGAACACTGGATGGCAAACCAGTCGAAAAGATGCAGTTTGATGACATCGCTGATGCGAGAGATTTCATTTCAAGATATGAAGATGTTGCCAATATGGATATCTATGGCCTGACTGCATGGCCATACCTGTATATCTTTGATACGTTTAAAGGTGACATCGATTATGATCCAAAGATTGTTAACATCGCAACAATAGATATTGAGTGTGCTGCTGATGAAGGTTTCCCAGATATTCAAAAGGCTGATAAGCCACTTACCGCAATTACTTTGCGCAGCCGTAATCGTAATTACGTATTTGGTTGCGGAGAATTTAACAGTGACGACCCAAATACATTTTACACCCAGTGCAAAGACGAATACGAACTCATCCAACAGTTTCTCCACTGTTGGGAAGGATTAGACATAGACATCATTACTGGGTGGAACATTGAGTTCTTTGATATTCCGTATATTATTAATCGTATTAAAAATCTTTTTAATGAAAAGGAAGCTAAACGTCTATCGCCATGGCGTATTCTCGACGAAAAGATTGTCCAGTTCCGAGGGAAGGAAAACCAGTCTTATAATCCTGCTGGAATATCCGTTCTTGATTATTACCAACTCTATCGTAAATTTATGTTTGGCAATCAAGAGTCATATAAACTGGACTTCATTGCTCAGGTTGAACTCGGCGAAAAGAAAATTGACTATTCGGAATATGGTAACCTTCTTGAGCTCTACAAAAATAACTACCAAAAGTTTATTGAATATAATATTCACGATACTGTTCTTGTTGATCGTCTAGATGACAAGCTGAAGTTTCTTGAACAATCAATGGCATTGGCTTACGACGCTAAAGTTAATTACCCAGACGTTATGACTACTGTTCGTCCTTGGGATATTATCATTCATAACTATCTTCTTGAGCAGGATATTGTTATCCCTCCCAACGAGAAGCAGAGTATGGAAGGCAGTCTGATTGGTGGTTTCGTTAAGGAACCGAAGTTAGGTTTGAGTAAGTGGGTTGTTTCGTTTGACTTGAACAGTCTATATCCACATCTTATTATGCAGTATAACATCAGCCCAGAGACTTTTGTAGAGCGTATTCCGATGCCATCAATCGAAAGGTTACTTGAAAAGTCTACAGATTTTGAATATAATAAGGAATGGTCTTACGCAGCGAATGGTTGTTGTTATCGAAAAGACAAGCAGGGATTCTTACCTGCTCTTATGGAGAAGATGTATAACGACCGTACCAAGTATAAGAAGTTGATGCTTGAAGCAAAGCAGCGATATGAGAAGAATCCAAACGCTGAAGATGAAAAGCTAGTTGCTCGTTATCACAATTATCAAATGGCCAAAAAGATTCAGTTGAACTCGGCTTATGGTGCTTTGGCCAATCAATGGTTCCGTTGGTTCAGTTATGATCACGCTGAAGCAATTACAATGTCAGGTCAGCTTTCTATTCGTTGGATCGAAAAGAAGATGAACCTGTTTATGAACAAACTTCTTAACAATCACAATGTAAAAGATATAGATTTTGTTATTGCTTCAGACACAGATTCTATCTACGTTGAAATGGATCATTTGGTAGCTCACCTAGATACTACTGATGAATTGAAGATTGTTGCGGCAATCGATCAATTCTGTGAGAAGAAGATTCAACCATATCTTGATGAATGTTACAAAGAACTTGCAGAATATATGAACGCTTATCAGCAGAAGATGCAAATGAAGAGGGAAACAATTGCGAACAAAGGTATTTGGCGTGGCAAGAAAATGTATATCCTCAACGCTTGGAATGTTGAGGGTGTTCAATATGCTGAACCCAAACTCAAGCTCCAGGGTATTGAGGCGGTACGTTCAAGCACTCCAAAAGCGTGTCGCGAAAACATTAAAAAGTGTCTCTCGATCATAATGAATGGAACACAACAAGAGCTTCACGACTATATTAAAAACTTCCGTGAAGAATTCTTAACTCTGCCATTCCAGGATGTTGCATTTCCACGTGGTGTTAAGGGGTTATCTAATTACAACAAGAATAAATCTATGTTGTATGACAAGGGATCACCAATCCATGTCAAAGGTTCTCTTATCTTCAATCATCTGTTGAAGAAGCACAATATTAAAAACATTCCAGCTATTCAGGATGGGGATAAAGTTAGATTCGCTTATCTAAAGGTTCCCAATCCTGTGCAAGAAGAAGTCGTTGCTGTTCCAGATGAGTTACCAAAAGAACTCCAATATCTAGATCAGTATATTGACAAAGAGAAACAATTTAACAAATCGTTCTTAGAGCCACTCAACTCTATCACAGATGTAATTGGCTGGTCTACAGAACAGAGATCTACATTAGAAGGATTTTTCGCATGACAGAACTAGACGACAACGATTTTGAGTTTGACTTTGGATTTACTTCTGAGGATGAACTGAAAGCAGGAGAATTAGAATTACAGGACCAGCTAGGATCTACACAGGTAAAGCTAGAGGGTCTACGTAAGATGATTATGCCTCTCCTATTGAATTTGAAAAAGAATCCTGACAAGGATATTATCAAATGGGCAGGAGCGGATCGTGTGAAGAATATCGATGCTTTTATTAAAAAGATGGATACTTATATTAAGAGTTGACAAATATACAAATATACGCTATACTAATATTACGATAATACGGAGAAATATATGTCATTAAAAGAGAAACTTATTAAGAACAGTACAATTGATTTGACATCTACATTAACAGATAGTAAGATTTATACCAAGAAGGATATGATTCCAACTGCAGTGCCAATGATTAACGTAGCACTGGGCGGATCTATTGATGCTGGTATTACTCCTGGCATGACGATGTTGGCTGGACCATCAAAGCACTTCAAGACTGGCTTTGCTCTGCTATTGGCTTCTGCTTATCTTAAGAAATATCCAGATGGAGTTATTTTATTCTATGATTCTGAGTTTGGTACTCCGCAGTCTTATTTTAATAAGTTTAAGATTCCACTAGACTCTGTTGTTCACACGCCAATTACTGACGTTGAAGAATTAAAGTTCGATATCATGAAACAGCTTAAAGAGATTGATCGCAATGATCAGGTCTTTATTGTTATTGATTCGATTGGTAATCTTGCTTCTAAGAAGGAAGTTGAAGATGCGTTAAATGAAAAGTCAGTTGCTGACATGTCACGTGCCAAGCAGCTAAAGTCTCTGTTCCGAATGATCACTCCTCATCTTACTTTGAAAGATATTCCCCTTGTGGCAGTCAATCATACTTACAAAGAAATTGGTATGTTCCCTAAAGATATTGTTGGTGGTGGTACTGGCGGAGTATATTCTGCAGACAATATTTGGATTCTAGGCAGACAGCAGGATAAAGATGGTAACGAAATTCAGGGGTATCATTTCGTCATTAACGTGGAGAAATCTCGTTACGTTCGTGAGAAGTCTAAAATCCCAATCACTGTTAATTATGAAGGCGGTATTAATCGTTGGAGTGGTTTGCTCGATATTGCCCTCGAAGGCGGTTATGTGGCTAAACCAAAAGTGGGTTGGTATGCCAAGGTGGATCGTACGACTGGGGAAGTGGATGGAAAGAATTTCCGAGCAGGCGATATCGTGGACAGTAAAGAATTTTGGATGAGTATCTTCCAGGAAACTGATTTTGCTGCATACATCAAGCGTAAGTATTCACTTGACACTGAAGGCAGTTTAGTTTATGATGAGGACGAAGAATGAAAGTGTATATCGGACCATATACAAGATGGATAGGGCCATATCAGATTGCTGATAAAATCCCATTCCTTAGTGAAGATACCAGACACAATATTGGTGAATGGTTATCAAACACCTGGGTAATGGATGTTTGTAATTGGATCGAACGTAGAAAGAAACGTAAGGTTAAGGTTCATATCGACAATTATGATACTTGGAATGCAGATCATACAATTGCAACCATTGTTTATCCACTACTAAAACGGTTATCAGAACACAGAATTGGTTCGCAACTAGTTGACGATGAGGATGTTCCACCACACATGCGCCATTCGGATAAAAAGGGCGAATGGGGACCAGACAACTGGGTTCATTATAAGTGGGACTGGGTTCTTAAAGAAATGACATGGACCTTTGAACAGCTTGCTCATAAAGATGAGGATGATAATTGGGAACGGTTTCTGGTTGACAAAGAATATAACGAACGTATCGATAATGGTCTAAGACTATTTGGAAAATATTACCGTGGACTTTGGGACTAAGGAGAATATATGAATATTGAACGTGTAATCCTGTCGAATCTATTGTTTAATGATAAATACAATCGAAAGGTTATTCCTTTCATTAAGAGCGAGTACTTTCAGGATTATTCAGAACGTGTTGTTTATGATTTGATTGACGATTATGTCAAAAAGTACAACTCTTTCCCTTCTCTAGAAGCGTTAGCAATAGACCTGTCTAATAAAGAGGGACTAAACGATCAGACATTTAAAATTGGTAAGGAAATTATTGCCAGTCTTGAATCTGATTCTAACACTCAACTAGATTGGCTCTTGGATCAAACCGAGAAATTCTGCCAAGATAAGGCATTATATCTTGCGATCATGAAGTCAATCCAAATTATGGATGAAAAAAATGGTTCAATCTCCAAAGGAAGTATACCATCAATTCTTACTGACGCTCTCGGCGTCTCTTTTGATACCCATATTGGTCATGATTTTCTGGATGACAGTAATGAGAGATACGAATTCTACCATCGTAAAGAGAAGAGAATTCCTTTCGATCTTGACTACTTCAACACAATCACAAACGGCGGTCTCCCTAACAAAACTCTCAACATCGCCCTTGCCGGTACTGGCGTTGGCAAGTCCCTTTTCATGTGTCACTGTGCAGCAGCCAACCTTACTAAAGGACTCAACGTCCTGTACATCACACTTGAAATGGCAGAAGAAAGAATCGCAGAACGTATCGATGCGAACCTTCTAGATACTGCTGTTGATGAGTTAGAACTACTGCCCAAGCAGACATATGATACTAAGATCAATAAGTTAAAAGAAAAGTATACTGGTAAACTTATTATCAAAGAGTATCCAACTGCTTGTGCAGGTTCTGCTAATTTCAGACATCTTCTTAATGAATTACGTATCAAGAAGAACTTTGAACCGGACGTTATCTATATTGATTATTTGAATATCTGTTTGTCATCGAGGATTAAACATGCAGCCAACGTCAATTCTTATACCCTTATCAAAGCAATCGCAGAAGAATTACGAGGGCTGGCAGTTGAGTACGACGTCCCTATCGTCTCGGCAACTCAAACAACTCGAAGCGGATATTCGAACAGCGACGTGGGACTGGAAGATACATCGGAATCCTTTGGACTCCCAGCCACAGCTGATTTTATGTTTGCCCTCATTAGCTCAGAAGAACTTGAAAGTCTCAGCCAGATCATGGTTAAACAGCTCAAGAATCGTTATTCT